ACAGAATCAGCTAATATCTACAAGAACACAAGCTACTTTGCACGTACCTACGTAGCAGGTCCATCACAATGGTCCCTCCTAATGGGTGCAACTGATTCAACAGGCCGACCAATTTACAATGCGGCAGCCCCTATGAATAGCGGCGGTCTTTCAACTCCTACATCAATTCGCGGAAATGTACTTGGCCTCGATTTGTACGTTGATCATCAGATGGTTGCTACAACTATCGACGATTCAGCGTTTATCGTTGCACCAGAAGCTATGACCGTATATCGCTCACCACAGGCTTACATGAGCGTAAATGTCGTAAGCAATCTTCAAATTCAGGTTGCAATCTACGGATTTATGGCAACTATCGTTAAGATGCCAAACGGTTTGGTCCGTTACAACTTAACCTGATCCATCTAGTAGTCGGGAGGGCTCTTAGCCCTTTGAGCCCTCCCGGCCCATTAATTTAAGGAGGAAACAATGGCAGCCACGTATGTTACCGAAGCAGAGCTTCGCGCTAATCTTGGAATTGAAAATCTATACAGCTCTGCCATTGTCGAAGAGGTCTGCCAAACAGCCCAAGATTTATTAAATCAATTTTTATGGTTTGCATCAGCGCCAGTCGTGGGTGCAACTTTGCAGAATAATATAGCGACAGTAATGATCGCTAACCCGGGCATATTTAGCACCGGGCAAAGCGTAACCTTGAGTGGGTGCGGCTCAACTTACAACGGCACCTACACAATTACTGGGACAATGCCTTGGAGCGCCGGTACAACTAATCTGATCCCGGCTATTTCATGGAATCAATACGCATGGGACTGGCCATCCGGTTACAGCTTTATTCAATTCCCTAAGACCGCTGCTAACGCTAACTTTGGACGTATTCTCCCTTACGGGTCAGCCGTTGGTGCTGACATCAAATCGCAGGCTTACGCATCCACACCCGCTGTACGCGAGGCGGCCATGATTCTGGCGGTCGATGTGTGGCAAGCAAGGCAGGTTAGCCAAACTGGCGGCGTATCAATCGATGGATTTAGCCCGAGCCCATATCGCATGGGTAACAGCATGATCGGCAAGATCAGAGGCCTGATAGCCGGTTACACAAATCCCGGGGCGATGATCGGCTGATTATGACTGCGCCTATTACAACTCTTAGAGCATCACTAGCTGCTGCCCTTGCCAATACAAATGTCTGGAATACGTACGCGTACCCGCCTCCGACGATAACCGCAAACAGCGTAATTATTGCTCCGGGAGATCCATATATCACTCCTAATAATAATTCATATTCAACCATCGCTCCGCTTGCTAATTTCCGGATTCAGATGTCGGTGCCTCTGCTAGATAATCAGGGGAATTTACAAGGCATCGAGAGCATGGTCGTAGCTGTGTTTAATAAACTATCAGCATCAACGATAGTAATGAATATTGGAAGCGTTAGCGCGCCCAGTACTTTGGACGTTCAAAGTGGTACGTTGCTAACGGCATCTATCGATATATCCGTACTCACGAGCTGGAGCTAAAAATGGCATATACAGAAGACGATCTAAAATTTTTGCGAAAGATCGGTCAGATCACAGATGAACCTGAACCGATTAAAATCGCAAAGGTAAAACCTGAACCAACACCAACTACAACCGAAAGCGAGGAATAGGCCATGGCCATATTCTTATCCAATGGAGTGGTCGTAACCCTTAACTCGGTCGATCTCTCAGATCACGTAACAAGTGCAACTATTAACAGAGTCTTTGAGGAGCTGGAAGTTACAGCGATGGGGGATAACGCCAGACGTTACACCAAGGGACTGGAGACCTCAACGGTAACTCTAGACTTTCTGAATGACACGGCTACTGCCGAGGTCCTACAGACTTTGCAGGCTGCGTGGGGTACAACAGTACCTTTGACTCTTAAGCAAACAAGCGCGGCTATATCCGCAGCTAATCCCGAGTACCAAACTACGGTACTTGTAAACAATACAACCGACATTAATGGCGCCGTCGGAGACATCTCAACTCAATCGATTACTTTTACTTGTAACTCAGTAATCGTTGTCGATACAACCGTATAACAAACTAGCAAAGGGGCAAACAAATGGCACGACTCAAAATAACAAGGGCTACCGGTGAGGTATCTGAGCATCAGATTACTCCACGTATTGAGTACGCCTTTGAACTTTATGCAAAGACAGGCTTTCATAAGGCCTTTCGTGAGAATGAAAAGCAGTCGGATGTGTACTGGCTGGCTTGGGAATGTCTGAGATCAAGCGGCGAAAGTGTAAAACTTTTTGGCAGCGAGTTTCTTGAGACACTTTCTAAGGTAGAGGTACTAGACGACGAGCCTTTAAGCTAGGGCGGGACTCCCTAACGTATTTAGTGGCGACACTTGCGATACGGCTAGGGATCCCGCCTCAAGCGGTATTAGATCTTGATACAGATATGGTCAAGATGCTGGTAAAAGTATTAAACGAGCAAGCTGAGGAGGCTAAACACAATGACCGTAAACATAGACGGCGTTAAAGAGACTCTGCGAGCTTTGCGTAAATTTGATCCTGAACTATTAAAAGAGATGAATAAAGAGATTAAAGGCGTAATGATCCCTATCCGTGATAAAGCTAGGGGTTACGCGCCCTCTCCAGTCCCGGGCAACCTGTATAACTGGAACGAGGGAACTAAAGGTAAAAAGATTACAGCTCGTAACTCAGCTTTTAGAACTCTTAACACCGAGGGCCGTTTACGTCTATTTCCGCTTTATGATGCAGCGGTAGCAAGTAAAGGTGTTTACTACACAGCCTCTCCAAGTAAGCGCAATAGAAAAGGATGGAGCTCGCAGTACATAATTGCCAACTCCTCAGCTAGTGGATCCATCTATGAGACCGCTGGCCGTAAAAATCCGGGAGGAGATTCAAAGAGTAAATCTAATAACCCGGGCGCTGGTGCTAATTTTATTAGCCGCATGGGACCTTTGTACGGTCAGGGCGATAGTCGCGGTCGCATGATATTTAGAGCTTGGCACGAGGATCAAGGCAAAGCCACGGCTGCCGTTATACGAGCTCTGGAGAACGCCATCGCCGCCTTTAATCAGGGCCGTTACGATAAGGCTGCCTAATGAAATTACCTGATTTATTTGTAAACGCAATAGCGACCTTTGACGGCAGAGCTCTGGCCAAGGGTCAAAAACAAATCAGCTCCTTTGAAAAAGGCGTAAAGAGTTTTGCTAAAACTTTTGGCGTGGCCTTTAGCGCCGCTGCCGTTGCGCAATTTGGCAAAGCATCGGTAAAGGCTTTTGCCGAGGATGAAAAAGCCGCAACACGTCTAACACAATCCGTAAAAAATCTTGGCCTTGGCTTTGAGGATGTACGGATTAAAAAATTCATATCCGACCTTGAGGCCAGCGCCGGTGTGGCCGATGACGTTTTAAGGCCCGCCTTTCAGGGGCTTTTGTCCACGACAGGCTCAGTGGCCAAATCTCAAGATTTATTAGCACTTGCCTTAGATATATCGGCCGGCAGTGGAATCGATGCAGCTACGGTTTCAAGAGATCTTAGCCTGGCTTATCTGGGACAAACTAAGGGATTATCAAAATACAATACTGGCCTGTCAAAAACTGAACTATCCGTAGCAGATTTTACTAAATTACAAAAGGTATTAAACGATCAGTACTCGGGGCAAAATAAAGAACGACTAAAGACCTATGCCGGGCAGATGGAATTCCTCGGCGTAGCTGCTGGTAATGCTCAAGAGATTATCGGTAAAGGTTTAGTCGATGCCCTAATGATCTTGACCGGTGATACAACCGTCGAGGATTTGGCCGATAGTATGCAAAAAGCGGCTGACAATACATCGACGATGATTACAAACGTCGCTAAACTTATTAAAGCTATTAACGCTCCGATTAATATGGCCGCTGGTGGTTTGGCTTGGTTTGTAGAAAAGACTGATAAATTTGTTGATTTAATCGTTGAGGGTGATCCATCCGGCTTTTTAAAGGGATCATCAAAAACACCCGGCACTGGTGCAAGATCTAAGAGCCCAGCTGGTACGGCTATCGCCGCTCGAGCTAGAGCTAAGGCTGAGGCTGATGCTGCACGTAGGGAAAAGGAAAGATTAGCCCTAATCAAAAAGGGACAGTTAGCCGAAAAGAATAAACTGGCATTATCAAAGGCTGCGGCTACATTTGATACTAACCGCATATCCATCGCCGCCGCATTACAGGCTACGTATGACAAAGAGACACGTTTACGCCTTGAGGCCCTTATGGCTATTGAGGATGAAAATGGAACTCTAGCTCTGCAAAAAATCAGTGAACTGGCAGCCTTTCAGAAAAACGCCAATATGGCCAAACTAGCTGGCATTACAGAAATTAGCGATGCCACCTTAGCGGCTCTTAATGCTCAACTCCTGGCTGAGTTAAAGGTTATTAACGATAGCGAAATGGCCGAGGGCAAGAAAGAGGAAGCTCGACAAATTGCCTTTGGTAAATACAACGAGGCTTTGACTAAGGCTGGCGAACTAGCTGCCAAGGAGCAATACAGCGAACGTGTACAGATCCAATTAACCGAAATTGCTAGACTTGCCTCTCTCAGTAATACAACTAATGCGGCTTTGACTTTAGGCAAACTCCGGGAATCTGCCGAGTTGTCTATGATCCAGCGCATCGCTAATGCACAAAAACAAGCCGACGATGCACGACTAAAAGCCTTGCAGGATTACCTAAATCTATTGAGTAAAGTGGGAGGCGCTGGTAGCAGCGGTCTAACTAATATCGGCGGTACAAATTTCGTTACAGGTCCGGTTATCTCAACTAAGGCTATTTTAGACACCGTTGCAGCTACGGCCGCCGCTACATCCGTACTTGCCGGCGATATTAGCGCTTCAGAGTTTTACAACAGCCTCACCTCTAGCCAGCAGGAGGATCTAGGCGGCTACAGCCCTTATATGAACTACGGATCCGGTTATGCACAGACCTATAACATAAATATCAATGCGGGCGCTATTGCGGCCCAAGATGAGTTTGCTGGGCTAATTCAAGACACCATCCAGCGCCTTAACCGAGGCGGGGATCCGCTAACCACGGCGGGCGTATTATGACCGTCCCTACGATTAACGCATTAATTAACTTTTCTACCGGGCCATCTTTTGCTCAAGCCATGATCCTAGATACAGGTATCCTAGGTACAAATATCCTTGCCGATTCCCAAGCCCTTATTGTGGATGTATCTAATCAAGTCGATGGCGTTACAACTACCAGAGGCCGTAACGCTCAGGCAGACGTATTCCAAACCGGTACCTTAACGCTGCGTATTGTGGATCAAAACGGCGACTTTAACCCGCAAAATCCTGCCGGGCCATATTACGGATTACTTACTCCTCTGCGTAAGGTCCAAATTACAGGCAGTTATGCCGGTACCGAGTACCCCATGTTTAGCGGCTTCATTACGAGCTACACAACGACCACGCCTAAAATGGCTACCGATGTCGTATATACAACTATTACAGCCGTTGATGCCTTTAGATTATTCCAGAATAGCCAAATCTCAACCGTTACCTTAGCTGATGCCGGTGACTTACCCGGCGAGCGCGTAAACGCCATTCTTGACGAGATAGCGTGGCCGCCGTCCATGCGTGAAATCCAATACGGCGATACGATATTTCAGGCCGATCCCGGTACTCCTCGTACGGCATTACAGGCATTACAGACGGCGACAATATCCGAGTATGGGGCGTTATATATCAATGCCAGAGGGTCCGTAGAGCTACACGATCGCGCCTTTTGCATAGAATCCCAAGCCTTGCCGCCGGTCGTGTTCAATGACAATGGGACGGAAATTACCTATTACAACGCTGTCTGGCGTTTGGATGATACACAGGTCTATAACTCCGCATCTATTACCAAGATCGGCGGTACGGCTCAATTAGCTGACGACCAGACCTCTATTGATCAGTACTTTGTCCATTCATATAACCAGACAAATCTGGTAATGGATACAAATCAAGCGGCCTTAGATTATGCCCGGGCCTACGTTGCCAGCCGTAAAGATACACAGACCCGATGCGATGCCATCGAGCTAGATCTATATACGCCGGACTATAACTCTGGGATCCTTGCAGCCCTTGATTTAGATTTTTTTGATCCGGTAGAGATTACAACTAACCAACCGGGTAACTCGATCCTGCAACAGACACTCCAAGTATTTGGCGTACAGCATCGCGTAACGCCTAACTCTTGGAAAACGACATTTACAACACTAGAGCCGATTATCGACGGCTTTATATTAGACTCATCACTATACGGAGTGCTCGATACCTCCGTATTGGCATACTAAGGAGCAAGAAATGGCAGCTGGTCAAGGTTTTAAGACCTTTACAACAGGTGAGGTATTAACCGCTGGTGACGTAAACGGCTACCTCATGCAAGGCGTACTTGTTTTTGCGAGTGCGGCAGCTCGTAACGCTGCAATTACATCGCCTCAAGAGGGGCAGTTTGCGTTTACTAAAGATACTAACGGCCTTTGGTATTACGACGGTGCAGCTTGGGTAGCCTCAGGAGCTACGGGTGACATCGAGGGCGTAACCGCAGGCGTAGGTATCACCGGCGGGGGTACATCCGGGACCGTAACTATTACTAATGACATGGCTACAACGATCACGGCGAGCGGCGATATTGTAGTAGGTACGGGTAGCGGCACTTACGATAATTTACCTATCGGCACGACCGCGCAGGTATTGACGGCAGATACAACAGTTAGCCCGTATAAAGTTAAATGGGCCACACCTAGTAGCGGAGCTATGGCTCTTATTACCCGTTCATCTTTTAGTAACGTGGCATCGGTTACATACGATTCAGTATTTTCTAGTACTTACGGCAGTTATTTAGTAGTTATAGAAAATATATATTGCGCTACAACTAGCGATGATTTATGTATTCAACTGCGTTATAGTGGTACTACGGAAACGGGAAGCGGTTACACAAACGCTACTATTGTTAGCGTAAATAGCGGCTCAACTCTTTCAGTACAAAACACCGGGACCACACAATGGATAGCAACTACTAGTTTGGGTCAAAGTAATGAATCTACTAGAGGCCATTTATTCTTTTATGGAGTAGGTACTACTAGCGAGCCTTGCGGCGTAAACGGTCAGTTATCTAACGCCAATAGCAGCTCTTATTTTACTTTTGGTGCAGCAAATTACACAAGCAGGACTTATCAAGGATTTTTATTGAAATCTAGCGGTGCAAATATCACCGGTACAGTAGCAGTTTATGGGATGGTGAAAGCGTGAGCAACGATTTAATTAAAATAATTAACGCTGAAACAGGCGAAGAAATTGAACGAGAAATGACTAATGAAGAACAAGCCGAGCGTAACGCAGAGGTAGCAGATTCTTTAGCCAAAAAAGCAACAGTAGAGGCAGCAGCGTTACAAGCCGTAACCGACAAAGCCGCGCTACTAGCCAAGTTAGGCATTACTGCCGATGAAGCAAAGCTACTGCTAAGTTAAATGCTAACAAGCTATAACGGATACCCGGCCTCTAAAGATCCTAAAGAGATCGGCGTTAAGTCTTACCCCGTAAAGGGGACGGCTCTAAAGCTAAGGTGCGCCGAGAGTGTTGGGCCTCTCTTGGCGGCCTTTGCTGCGGAGTTTCATGAGTTAATCGAGCCGATAGATAACGGC